TGCTAGTACACTTTGAGGATCAAAATCATCCCCTGATATTATATTAGAAGGCACAATATCATCTACATATTTCTTGGTTGCAGCTTCTTGGTTAGTAGTTGGGTCTACTACACCGACTATTTTATGAGTATTCATATCAAGATTCTCCGACTGAGCGCCTAATGTAGTATCAGTCCCTTGTGTATGACTAGCTAATGTATTAGCCACTATTTCATCCCACTTGTCCGAACCTAATAAACCTGCCTGTGTTGTATTGGCTTCTGGTAATACTACATCATCTACTCCACTATCGCTAGTTACTCCATAGGTAGTAGCTGTAACTGTTCCTGTACTTAACGCAGTAGGTACATTAGTATCCTTCGCTGTGTTCAGTCCAATAGCAGTATTCATTGTTTCTACCTTATCCCTAATAGTATTTTTAGTTGCTGAGTCCGTATTGGCATCCCACGTTGTAGCATCATAAGCCGTATCATCAGCTGGATCATCTCCTGTATTTGCCCCTGATGTATTTCCTATTACCACCTTCTCCGCACCAGTTACATAATTATCATCAGCCCCCATAGTGTCTTCTTTCCCGTCAAGAACTGTTTGGGTTGCTGTACTAACTGGTTTACTAGCATCACTTGTGTTATCTACATTATTCAAAGATAAATCTGTCTTTACTTCCGAGTAACTTCTTCCCTCTACATCTGTACCATCAACAAACTTAGCAAAATCATTATCTACTGGTGTTCCAGAGGTACTTACATTCCCACCTCCTGCTGGTGTTCCCCAAGCTACATCTGTCCCATCACTTAATAAGGTTTGTCCGTTAGTTCCTATTCCAAGTCTTGCTGTTGCATTTGCAGCATCTCTAACTATTACATCTCCCCTTGTTGTCATAGGGTCAGAGAAACCTGCAGAGGAAGCAACCCATTTCATACCACCACTCTTCGCTGAATCTGCCGTTAAGACATAATCATTAGTAGGAGCTTCATCTAGTTTTAAATTAGCTTCATCTACTATATTATCAACAATAGTCAAAGCACCATCACCAGTAACTTCTCCAGTATGAGTAGCGTTAGTAACCTTTGCATTGTTTGTTACAATATTACCAGCTAGAACATCAGTCAAAGCGTTTGTATCTGCTTCTCCCTCATAAGCTGTTTTAATCTCTGCCCCTGTTTGGTCGGCTGTTGAGCCATCTTCTACATTAATCATTGTCCTAACTGCCGATGGGGCTATCTCTTCTGTAACACCTGCACCTGCAGTATCTCTACCTAAAAGTCTGTCTGTAGCTGAAACATCCTGTATCTTGGCGTAAGTAACTGCTTTAGCTGCAATAGTAAGAGCTGTAGCACCTGTTACCTCCCCTGTATGTGTAGCATTTGTAGTTTTCGCTGTATTAAGTCCAATAGCAGTATCCATCGTTTCTACTTTGTCTCTCATAGCATTCTTAGTAGGAGCATCAGGATTAGCATCCCATGAAGTTGCATTGTAAGCTGTGTCATCTGCAGGGTCATCTCCTGTATTGATTCCAGAGGTATTCCCAATTAAAGTAAGTTGAGCATCAGTAACATAATTACTATCTGCATCTTCTGATATATCTCCTGTAGTTAATACTACTGTTCCTGTTTCCCCATTTACTGATAATACTGTATCTGTAGGAGTCTGTAATTCAGTCCAATCAGCCATACTCCCTGCTGTACCACCATTATGAACATAACTCTTACTCTCATCACTTCTAATTGCCACATCTCCTTCTTCTGCTGTTAAGGCCAATTGAGCGACTTCACTTGCTACTACACTCACATCTGTTAATGCTATTGGAGGTAATACAGCACTGGGTAGTGTCCCTGAGCTTATATTGCTTGCATTGGTAGTATCTACATTAGGGACATTACCCAGCCCTACATCGTTTTTATCAACACTATGAGGATTATTAGTTAATCCCCTGTGTGTTGTGTTTGCAGCCACATCAGTATTATTACTTACTTCCGTATCAAAATCACTTATAGTAGAGGAAGCCTGTGTCCCTGTATGATTAGCTCTAGCTAGTGTTTCTGCAATAGTTTTTCCACCATCTTTAACCTTCTTTCCTGTTGCCCCGTCATAAACAGCAATATCCTCATCAGTAGCCCCTACAGGCCCTACTACATCCCCTGTCCCCAAAGAAACGGCCAAATCCCCTGCTGTAATTTTCTTTGTAGTACCTTGAGCACTGTCAGTTGTATCACTAACATCAACAATAGGAAAGACATCATTATTCGCAGATGTAGTTAATGCTGTTAATTCTGTTATTGTTTTTGTGTCTGGCATTTCTAGTATTTAAAAACTAAATAAATCATAAGGGCTAATATTTTATATCTAAACAGATATATTAGACCTAAGATTCCTATAAATCCCATTATATGTATGATTGTTTTTCTCATTGTTTAAGTTGGTTAAGATATTATTGTTGCTTTAATATGCTTAGATACTATATCTATATCTGGACTCGTAGACCCTGAAGCAGATAAGGCTATTTTGTAGGTATAAGTTCCTGCACTAACATTTGAGTCAAGATATGCGTAAACTGCTCCGACATCATCAATAACCTGACTAGCTCTCATAAAACTAGACTGTTCTTTTATAGAGGTAGTGTTTCTATAAATATTTAGATTGGCTCCATATACAGTATTGTAAATAACCATAGCTCCTATCTCTATCAGAACATTGTGGGTACCAGTTGGAACAGTAACACTTACTGACCAACCTGGGATATCGTGAAAACTCGCATCTCCTGGATTAAAAGTGTTTGTAGTATTATCTATTCCTACAAAAACTATTTCGTCTAAGTTAATAGCCTCTGCTGGAATATCTTGTAGCGTATTATCATCCCCGTCTATGGTTTTATTAGTTAGTGTCTGCGTATGGGCTTTAAATACAAACTCATCATTACCTGCAAGTAATGGCATTGTTACTGTTCTATCAGCTATTAATTCACTTACAGCAGTTATATACTGATGGTCTTTACTTGTGTCGTTTAATTCTGGAGTTGTTATTACAGGGCTAGTTAATGTCTTGTTAGTTAAAGTCTGAGTGTCCGTAGTACCTACAAAAACACCAGTTGGTAAAGCCTTCCCACCTCTCAAAACCTTTGGTGTTGCCTTTTTAGTCGTCCCACTTGTTGCTTGAGTTGTATCACTCTTATCTACCACAACAATAGAGTCGTTATCCTCATCTACTACCGTAGCCGCTGTTAAGCCTGTTATTTTCTCTCCTGCCATTATATTACTATATTAAATTAAGCATCCCCTACCTTAGTCCAGCTTGTGGACTGATCTGCTGTGTCTGTCCATACCCCTGTTTTACTTAGTACAATCCCTGCCTTATCTCCTTCCATCCATAACCAAGTTCTTAGGCCTTCGGTTGCCAATTTCAAACCTACTCCACTAGACACCCAATCACTTACTATATCTATCACCCCGCTCCATGTAGTTACTAATCCTTCTTGAGCAAGTGTATGTATTCCATCCTCTTCTAAAATATCTCTTAAATCCTCTGTCTGTATCCATTCTCCTAATTCCCCTGAATCCCAATCACTTACTATATCAGCGTTCTTTGTCCATACCACCGACTCATCTGTAACCTTACTCCAGCTACTTACCTTATCTGCCACCTCTGTCCATACCACCGACTCATCTGTAACCTTTGACCAACTACTAGATTGGTCATTAATATCACTCCATACGATAACTATTCCTTCACTAGCAAGGTTGTGTAACTCATCTTCTTGTAAAAGTTCTTTCAAATCTTCTGTTAATACCGAGAGTCCATAATCACTATCTACCCAATCACTTGTCTGGTCTGCTTCTTTTGTCCAAGTAGTTGCCATTACAAACCTCCATATTCGTCCCTGATAATAATCATATCCCCATCGTCTAAATTCCTTTCAATCACTTCTGTAGACATATCCTCAACACCCATTTTAAACTGTGCCATAAAGTTATTCCCCTCATTATGAAGTCCTAGAGTAAACTTACCCTTAGCAGCCGCATACAAAGGCAATAAATGGTCGTAATCAAGGGGTAATCCTGAAGTAGCTGTTTCCAAACTCATATCTGATGGGTTTTCTACATACCATAACCACAATCCGTCTGTAACTGCGCTACTGGGAGTTGGTTCAAGTTCAATGTTGTTACCACGAACCATATATTTAGGGTCTGTTTCTGTGTAAGTCGTGTAAACTGGGTCGTTAGCATTATTACTATCTATGCGGTCTACTTTATATCTATCACTAGAAGTGCTGTAGCCCACCTCTACGCGTGTTAACTTCCTTAAATCACTTGGGAGTCCATACAGCTCTTGGTCGGCCACTAAATCGGTCTTAGAGAGTCGTACATTATAATTCTGTCCAAGAGAAAGAAGACGATTGAGGACTATGTCCCTTGCCGTGTTCAATTCTCGCTGCACTTGGGTGGTAGTTACTGTACTGGTTGCACTAATTGTCATGTTAAGCAAATCCCCAGTCTCCGTTTGCATGTGTGAAAAAGCCATTTTATTTTCTAATCAAATAATGACCCCTTTTATTATCCTTTCTATATAATTATAACATAACTACATCAACTGCTCTTGTACTTCACTTGGAAGTAGGTTCTTATACAACTTGGCTAACTTTCCAGCCCATTCTTCTACATTCCTTTCATTCTTTACCCATTTTCTAGCCTTCTTCACATATTTCTTCGCTTTCTTACCACCTGACTTGAGATCCTCTATCATTTCTCTCAGTCTTATTTCAAATTCCTCTGGAGTCTTGTAAGTATAGCTGTTTTTACCACCTTTACACACCATACTATAGGGTAACATGTCCTTTACTAAGCATGGTACACCTATTTGACTGAACTCAGTGAACTTTATCTCACTCTTATACTCATTAAACGGTGCGTTCTCTAGTGGAATAATAGCCCCATCTAGCCCTATAGTCTTTAGTCTATAGGTAAATCCCTTCCAAGGCACCCATGGATAATATGTAATCCTCTCTTTAAACCCAGCAAATTGGCTTTTATAGAAGCTACCCATGATATGCATTGTTACTTCTGGATAATCTTCAAGTACCCTAGTGAGTGTTGGACTAATCTCTTGCCAATCCCCTAAATGGCTTACACCACCTTGCCAACCTAGTCTTATTTCCCCTTTCTTCTTGTTTTTAGGTATAAACTCCCCTTCTGGGTACATATCAAAATTAATACAATTAGGCACAACAGCCCCTAAACAGTCATTCTTAGCATACTCCATGAAGTATTTAGTCAAGTTAGGTACTGGTGTTGTTATCATATCAGCCGCACCTAATTGGTACAATAGAGACATTTGCCCCCATAAATTCCTATACATATCAAATCCTTCTGTGTGTCCAGTAACCCATACAGGTTTCACCTCGTTCTCAAGTTTCAAATAAGCGTCCTGAGTACCAAAATCCTTATAATGCTCACTTGTTGGAAGAATCTCCATAGTATTATCATCATGGTCGAACACAATAGGCTTCTTACAGTCTACACTCATTTTAATCTCTTTTGCGTACATAGTACTGCTTAGTCTAGTTACTACTACATCAGCCCATTCCAACTTCTCTAAAGGATCCTGTTCCTTACCATCCATTAAATCACTCTCTACATCGTCTCTCATACTTAGGAACTCGTCCCATTGACGAATACGATACCAACCACACCCTCCTTCATCAGTAGGTAAAAATAACACACGCAAAGGTCTTTTCTTCATTGGGAAAACCCCTTAATTTATATATCACACTTCCACTATTTTATACTTCGCAACTGGCTTTACTTCCACCAATTCATACTCTCTGTCTATATGAAAGATAGAAACAATCTCCATAACATCCCCTATATATTTCAAAATATACTCCTCCATCTCCTCCAAATCCTTAAACCTCTTATACTCACTCTGCATATATTCCTTACCATCGTCGTCCGTTTGAAGAAATTGGTAGCACATAATGTAATTTAACATAAATATTTCTACTTAATTTATATACCCTTAGGATCTACTGTTAGACAAAACCTTCCAGCTTCATCCTCTACAAACGCCTTTTTAAATAATACCTTATCCCTCCATACATCCGGTCCAAACACTTGCTCTGCTACATACGCCATTTCTGCAGGAATACTGGCTATCTTCCTCATAGTCCTACCATCAGAATACCCATCACTTTCTGCTCTCTCCTCCGTATTCTCCTTAAAAGTATTATCAAAGTCGTGTTTAAGACCGTAGTTCATTCTCTGTTTCCTGTGATGTTCCACTAATTCACCCACCTTTTTGGCTAGTATGACCTCTTCCTCCTTATTTTGAGGGGCTAATTTCTCTAGTCTTTTCATTACTTCCCCTTGCCCTAAATCCTTTTTAATTTGATTACCCTTATCATCCAAAATCATAGTCTATTATAACACAAAAAGGAGGCGGAACAATTCCGACCTCCCTCATGTCAAATACCTAGTTTGATTACGTAGCGATTAAGCCAATCATCTTACCATTGTACTTTGGCGCTCTACTCTCAAGTGTAAGCTCACCTAGAATCACTCCGTTTTTAGCGTCTGCGGTCTTTGGTGTATCTTCCTTCTTGACAGGTCTTAGCTGTGCTACAGCCCACATATCTTTCGATAATGCACATAGTGTGTCTCCGTCCATTTGGCTATCGCCATGAACTTTCAACATACCAAAAGGAGACTCATAAACATCTATTGCTGATGTAAAAGTCTTCTGATCGTCCACATATCTTCGGTTAGCACTGCCTAACTCAGCTACTCCTCTTTTTTGTCTAAAAGAGCCGAGTAACCAGTCTGGGCTTCCACCTTCAGTATGAATGTCCTGTAAAAGTCCATTCAACTCGGTTTCTTTAACTGCCCTTGCGGTACCTGTACCTGTTGATACATTGTCTGTAATGTAAGCTAATATACCTTTTAATCTTCTTCCTGTTGCGGATGCACCAGAGTTAGCTGTTCCTGTTACCAAGGCTTTTTCGATATCTTTACCGATTTCCTTGAGGGCTACTTCTACTCTGAAAGCATACTCATTCTCCATTCCTGCTGGGTTTACAGCCTGTTGAGTCTCTGAGACTTGGAATGATTTTCTAAAGATTTGGGTATAGTTGTTGTCCCTAGTTGTAGGAGTTAACGTACCGTACGTATATGTTGCACCTTCTGCTTGAGCATTTACTGCTGCGGATGCGAAATCATATCTACTCCACTCGTGTAGGGTGTTCATCGCACTTACTTTCCTGAGTCCTGAAAAAACAGGGGTGTCCATTTGACCTAATTTGGTCAAGACATCTGTTAAGTCCTCATGATTAGTAACTGCGGTATATGTCTGATATACTGCCATTTCTATTGTTAATTAATTTAAGAACCCCTAGTTTTTAGGCATACCGGCATACTTCTTGATGAAACCTCTCATATCCCCTGCCTTACTAGCAGCTTCTAAATCGGCTTTTCTCGTGTCGTTTACCTCTTGTATACCCCCAGATTGCTTCTCGGCATAAGCCGTACTCTTTTGAGCCTTCGCTTTAGCATCAATAATAGCGTCATAGAATTTGAGTTTATATGCCATTTCAGGGTCAGTTATTTGCTGTCCCTTAGCCATAAGCTCATCCATAAATTCAGCCATTTCTTGAACTACAAACTTAGGTCCTCCATCTGATCCATCAAATTCCGACTCTAGTCTATTCATTTCTGAAATAAACATATTCTCTGCTTTCTGTCTTTCTCTGTCCTTGGCGCTATCCTCTTGAGTTACAAAACCCATTTTCTTGAGTGCGTCCTTGGCTTTCTCGACTTGAGCAGCCTGAGCCTGATCCTGTGGGGTCATACTGGCGAGTCTCTCTTGCTCCTGCCTGTCTACCTCCTGTTCGGCTTTCCAATCACGCAATTCATTGCGCTCTTGAATAACCTTATCCAATCTTGCCTTTGGTACTGATGGGTCCACACCTTCTGGTGTTTCTGTCTCTGTACTCTCAAGATTATCCTGCGTTTCTTCTTGGGTGATTTCCGTCTTCTCTGACGTGTCCATAGAATTATCTACAGTGCTTTCTTCTACTGTTGCCGACTCAGTAACGGGAGCATCCGTTGGGGTTGCGGCATTGTCTACTTTCTTATCCATAATAAAGTATTCCCACATTTTAACGACTTCAGTGTCTATTGGGATTAAACAATTTAATTATAAAGAGCGTGGTGTTATCCACTATGCAAAGGGCTGTGGGGTTTAAACAGCCATCTGCGTACTATATACCACTTACTATATTATATCAGATGCTATATCTCTATCTCCAAACCCTCCTGTAAGGGAGCCTCTGGATCAATTCCCCCTGTGTCCTGTTGTGGGGCTGATTCCTTCGCTATCTTCTCTCTTTCCTCTTCTGGGTCTATATCAAAAGCCTCTAATAGAGTAGCATTACTTATTGCACCCATTGCTCTAAGATTCTGCATTACTTCTTTCTTACCTTCCTTTGTATACGCCGTTCCACTGGTTATTCTTACTTTCACCTCTGGATTCTTTGGTATGTTAATCACATCAAAATCAAATCCATCGGTCTTTACCTTCTTCTCACCACCAACTACACCAAAAATATCACCATCATCGGTTCTAAATGGCTTCATTAGTAATTGATGCTTATACCCCAATGCTAAAGTAGCAGTACCCATACCCTCCATTGTGGTTACTAGATTATTAATCAAATCAGTTAGGTTCACATAGTTGTTGGCTACAAGCGTTTCAAGAGCTACTCCACTCTTAACTCCTGCGGGAGTCTGTCCCAAGAAGGCTTCATTAGCAGCGCCTATTTGTTGCATATAATGCCCTAAAGTCGCTATCTGCTTTTCTATATCACTTCCTATTGGCTTCATATCCATAATCTCTGGCTTAAATCCATTCTTATACTGTATAATCTGTCCGCTGGCATTGGTTATATTCTTAATCCCACTACCTTTAGGAGCTAATATCTTCCCTTTGTTAAATATAATATTATACTGAAGTCTACTTGTTTCTAAATAATTCAATGCTTTGTTTAACGATACAATATTCTTAGCCCATCCTTCACCATAAATCGTACTAAGATTAATGTCCGGCTTATAAAATTCAAAAGGGAGTCTTTCAAAATCAGTCAATTCATTACGAAGTATATCCCCTGCACAAGTAGTTATAACTCTCACGCCCTCTTTTGTCATACACCATGCCTCATGTAATATCACATTACCCTTCACATACCCAGCATCGTGCAGATTATTCACAATCAAATCCTTATAATCACTCTCACTCACTTTACTGGTTTCTTTAAGGCTTTCTACTACCTTCTGGTCGTAACTGGTGTTTCCTTCAAGTAATTCCTTTGGCTTACTCATGACCTTGATAATATACCTAGCATCTGAAGCGTTGGTAGCATACGGATCTATATAAGTATCAAAAGGATCTAGTGTTTCTGTCCATACGTTACCTTCTCCATTATCAGCATTAGCATCATAACCATACTGGAATATACCCAATCCATACAATAAACCGTATAAGACTAATTTGTTTGTCTTAGCCTTCATACCTAATTTCTCATACTGAAAACCTAAGTATTCACCTAAGATTCTACTCTCGTTTGGCTCTATCTCACCATAAGGAAGAGCGTCCACATCCCATTGAGGTTGTGTTCTCATTACAGCGTTTCTAACCGCCCTGATTATCATATAGGTATAATTCACATAAAAGCTAAGTGGGTTTTTAGTGTCTTTAACAAAGTTCTGAGTACTTCTATCATACTTGAGGTTCTGGAAGCCCATATAGTACATATAGTTTACAAACCATTGCAACTCTACATTCGTACCTCTCCAATTCCTACTCTCTTCAAACTTCTCTTGGGTATACTCTAACCAAAAGGCTTTATCACGCACTTTCTCAGTATCATTCTCCTGATTGACTTGGGATCTGCTCTTCATTTGTCTTAATAAGCAATATTATTACCCCCCTTTTGTTCACCCCCTTTTGTTTACTCTTTCTTCTCCGACTTCTCTAAATACTCTCCTGCCTGTTCAATAGGCACAAGATTGTCCTCTTCTTCTACTTCGTCTTCTTCTTGAGGAGTATAATAATTGTATTCTTGTAAGTTCTTTGCTTTTAATAGTTTTTCTAGTTCTCTCCTGTCTTTAGATGATAGAACCATTTGTATAATTAGAATAGCACCCAAACCCAAAACTGCTATACCCAATAAAATTGCTAACACTATGATTGATAGTTCCATATATAATTATAACACACACACTACATTAAGTTATCTATCTCATCCACATTAACTAACACGTCTATATCTGCTTCCATTTGGTCAAACGTACCCAAAGCAGGTTTCACATAACCAGTAACAACATCTGCACCTTCTTGTAGTACTCTTCCGTACATATCTAACTGAGGGTGTTCATACCAATCAGGCCTACTCATTCCCAAGTATCTCAAAGTATCAACCAAATCATCTCCAACCTTATACGGTCTATTCCTACTCTGGTCTGTACCCTCTTTCCATTCCTTCCAATGGTAGTCAAGCAATTCCTCACGTAGCATAGAACATCTTTTACTTACAAATAGCTTATCCTCTCTTAACAGTCTTGTTATCCTATTAATCCCTGCCATTACATCATTAATGCCTGGCATAAAGCCCCAACCTTCCTCTTGCAGTTGTTCCATCATACTCTGTCCACTTGTTTGTTGTGTAGCCCTACTTGCTGGGTCTATAACATACATTTCAATCTTGTCTGAATCAAGGTCGTTTCTAGCCAACATACCCCTCAAGGCGTTGGTTATATCCTTACTGGTCATATTACTCTCTCTAAACTCGTCAATGACAAAAATGTTCCTATCCTTATCCTCTTTTATAAGCAGTCCTGCTGTCGGGTGATTCCATCCTACGTCCAAGCCAATGAAGAATATGTCCGTAAGCTCTCTTGGTGAAACCTTAGTATGCTTAGCTTCGTTAAAGTCAGGATATATCATACCCTTAAACTGTGTGAAGTCTGCCATATACTCCTGCCCCCATACCGTATCAATAGTTGTTGCCCTGATATTGTTTATCTGTTGCTCTGTCCAAAATGGGGAGTCGTAGACTGTGTACTTATAACTCTTATACTCTGGATTACCACTCAAACCTAAGTCGTATAACTTACTAAACTTATTCTTGCCCTTCGGAGTTCCTATAATACGAGTCCTATTATCATCAGCCTTGACCATAGGCATTAGCGTATTATCCCACAAACTAGACTTGCTTAGAATATGTCCTGCTTCATTGAGTACTGCCCTTTTATAATTAAAACCTTCTAAGTTCTCTGGCTTCTGAGCTGACCCAAAATCAATAAAGCCCTTACCAGGGAGTCGTAGTATCTTCTTCTGCTGATGCCAATCACAATACTTCCAAATAGGATCTAAAATAGGCTTGAAATACCTTTCTATATACTTATCAATATTGGTGTGTACTGTATCCACCCATAGACTAGGGCATTGTAAGTCTAGCGTCTCTTCACATATCCACTGTACAAAGTTCCAAGTCTTCCCTGTCTGTCGTCCAGCTGGAACAATAACAAAATGACTCTCATCATATATCGCTGGTCTTATGAACTCTGGATACCATAGGTTAAGACTTATCTTCTTTTGCTGCATCAGGGCTGTTTCTGGTTATTTTAATCTCTATACCCTGCTCCAACCCTAGATCTACCCCTTGTTTCGGTTTTCCTATTAGTTGCTCTACAAGGAACTTGTTTACATTAGACTGAATGGACTTATCAGAATCATCATTAGCCATGTTAACTAGATTCTCCATACAGCTTTCTAACACTCTATGTTCATCACAATACATCTGGAAGAACTCCCTACCGACGGTTTCTAATATTCCTTTGTCTTTACTTCTTTGTACAATCTCTGTTCTATTCTTTGTCATATCAACCTCTATAGGCCTTAAGTTATATAATACCTTCTAATACATTATACCATTAGATCCTTTGCTCCCTGATAATACTCATAAGTTCTTTTATGGTGTATTCCTCTGCGTCATTGCTAAAGTAGTTTCTGTTATCTCCGTCAAAAGTCGTTAGTATTTGCTCATGCATTTTCTCATTACCTCTATTACCAATAAGCATTACTCTGGAGTATTCATCTCCCCATAAACGAATAGCAACCTCAGACAATCTTCCTAATGATGATCCTTTAGATATGAGTGCTTGAATCAACTCAGGCTTTTCAAATACAGTTAATAACCTCTGGACTGCTTCTTGTTTGGTAGTAAAGAACCTAGTCATTGTAGGTACAGTAATTGTTACAACATTGTTCTTTATTAGACTCTCCTTCCATAAAGGTAATACTGAACCAGAGGATCCTATGATGTTGCCACTCCTAACTATTCTAAACTCTCCTCCTGGGTATCTCTTAACTGCTTGTTTAACAATATGCTCAGCTGCAGCCTTACTCACTCCGTAAGCGTTGATAGGAGCTACAGCCTTATCCGTACTTACGAGTACACAACGTGCTACTTCATTATTGATGACTGCGTCCACTACATTCTTAGTACCATAAATATTTATGTTATACCCATATACACAATCGTTTTCCATATTGGGGATAACTTTTACTGCTGCTGTATGAAAGACTGTATCAATACCAATCATAGCCTCATTAATCCTCTCAGAATCACAAACGTCTCCTAGTATATACTCTACTCTCGTGTCTTGTATAGTCCTTTTCATAGCCTCTTGACTACGTTCTGCTCTTGAGTACACTACAATCCTTTTAGTTGCTTTTAACTCTAGTAATTGTCTAACTATCTCTTGTCCCCATGTTCCTGTACCGCCTGTTATAAGTATATGGCGCATAATTCTCCTTCTAATGTTAGCTTAACTATTATACCATTGTTTTTTTCGTCTTCTTAACTTTCTTTACAGTTTCTTTACCCAGTCTAATATACTCTCCGTGTCCAAACTTGGTCTGTGAATATACTTATCCATTGCTATCTCCTTGCCTTCTAGTTTATCCCCTATTCTTATATAATTATCCCCTTCTATTTTGAAACTGATAGGATCGCCATCATACCTATAGTCCTCGTGTTCATTGATTACATACACTGGTATTCCCATTAGCCTAGCAAAACTATCAAACGTTCCGGCTTTAGGGGTGAAAATAACATCATACTCTGATATCTTATTCTTCGCTCTTGCTAAACTCCTTAAACCCTCTACCCCTGTGTACCACTCTTCACACTCTATTCCTGTAGTGTCCACCTTAGCCTTGTCAGACATTTTAACGTCAAACTGGTACTCGTCATAGGTATCTACTAATTCTTTTAGAGTCTTAGTGTTATACTCAGTTACATCATGTACCCAATGTAATGCTACATACAAAGCCTTTCCTGTACTCTTCCGTCTCTTCCTTTTTACATTATCATAAATAGGGTTTCCCACTACTAAACTATTAGGCACACACTTAGCACTCTCTTCTCCTATTGCTAAATACCCGTCAGCTAGTATAGGTCTGTGGTTGTTAGTGTAATCACTAAACGCACCAAAGCCATGTTCCCATACCACGACTTTCTTACCTAATGATTTAATGGCTTCTATCTGAGAACAAAACGGCCAGTCAGTCCACATGAAGATTACTCCAGCCTCAGCCATATCGCTATTAGCCCCTGCCCTCTGCCAGAAATTATGATGATTGGTCATTGTATACTTCATTTTCTAATAATCCCTAATCCGTTACTAACAAGCCTCTCATCAAATATCCACTCGGGATGAGTCTGTCGTAACTCCTTAAAATACTTTCCAACACCAAAATCATCTTTCTCAACCTGAGTATCATGTAACCATATGGTTCCCCCTTCTTTTACTAACGGCTCCCAATTCTCAAAGTCTTCTTTAATATCCTCGTATAAATGTCTTCCGTCAATGTGTAGCAAGTCTATATCCTCATACCAATTTAGGTTAGCATCATCAAACGTCTTTTTCACTAGCTTAATATTATCATATTCCTTAGCACATTGTTGGACGGTTTCGTAAACATCCTCTGATAGTTTACCTGCGTGGATATCTCCCTTCCAATGGTCAATACCATACAATGTCGTATTCATGCCGTGGTCCATGCAACTCTCTGCCATAGTAAAGAATGAATGTCCCCAATGTACCCCTAACTCAACAACTACCTTAGGATTGAGCTTAGGCAGTTCAGCATACGCCCATATAAGATGCCCCTGCCATGCTGTAGGGTACTGCCCTATATACTTATACCACTCAAAATTATCAAACTTATTCATAATAATAAAGGGATTAAATAATCGTCTCGCACTTCGTTAATCGCTTCTGTCATTTCCTTAAACCATACAGGATCTATCTTTCGTTGTCTAACAATTCGTTCTGCCACTACAATACACTCTGATAATTCGCATACAGGAATGACCGTACCTCTCCAATACCTGTCTACCAAATCGGCATAATCATCTTGAAAGTAAAGACAAGCTACGTTGGGTTCAAAGGTTAAGTCTTCTGGATATACACCCTGCCACAATAGATAGGCTATTTGTCCTATACTAGATGTTGAATACCTAACCTCTTTCATTGTGGGCAGTAAATTAAATTAGCTATCTCTTAACTCATTATATTTAATTCTATACTTATCTGAAATTTCTTCAAGCTCTGGTGCAGATATCTTGTTAATTATTTCGGAGAGTTCTGTCTTTTCTTTAAAACGATCCATACCATACTTTTCTATAAACCAGATATGGTATTTGGGATAATTACCATCCAGCCCACCAAAGCAAGCTTTCTTATTACAATCAGCACACTGTGCATTCACAAGTTCTTCATCAAATAAAATGGAATCATTACGACCACCTATTGCGTGTCCAGCCTGTAACCCTTTAAAAGGATATTCAGTATTACAAGTAACACAAACTCCACGATCTTTAAAACCAGTGGTAGCTATACAGTCTCTCATACGGATATATTTACTAAACCAATTCCAAGCTCTTTTCTTTATAACTGTTCTTTTAGATTTAGACACAATTCTTTGTCTTAAAAAATTATGGCTGTAACCATCCCCATCTTCTACCTATCTCAATATCTTTGACACACTGATTAGACACGCAATACTCTTTTGCTAATAGCTTATAACTAGCACCAAACCCCAACCTAAGCTTTATCTCTTTTACCATATCGTTTGTTAGTTTACTCATACTGTTACTCTCGCCTCTCATAGTTTTATTTCCAGTAACATACGCTTCCTTATTGTTTTCCGAATGAGTAACCCACTTTAAGTTCGCCAACCTATTGTCATCACGAATCCCGTTTCTGTGGTGTACACACCTCTTGTTGTGTGTATTTTTCAGAAAGGCTCTTGCAACTAGCCTGTGTACAGACACGTTGCGTTCTTTGCTACCTGAATACAAATATACGGACTTATAGCCACCAGTATATGTTTTCTGCCTAAGAGCTTTGCCTTTCCTATGAATATTCGCAACCGTGCCACCTCTAACACGCTGTGGAACAATTCTGTCAATACTACGAACACCTCCAAGGGAGGATACTTCATAAATCTCATAATCAGGGATTACTTTCCAGACTTCTTTAATTCTATTCTCTTTTCGGGGCATTTTTTTCTTACTAGAGTTATTAACTATATTACAGCATATCTAAAAATATGTACATAAGACATTATACCATTTTCTCTTTCTCATTCA